ATTATATACAGAAACCGGAGGATCATTTATTTTTAACATGATATAGATATGGCTGATCCCTATACAACACTATTAGCTATTGAGAGGTCTGGTCAATTAAATCCAGCACAAAGAACAGAACTACAAAATTATAGGTCTGGTGCTATACCAATGCCAGAATTAACCGATTTTAACTTTGACTTTGCTGGTGAAGCTGAAAAGGCTTACGGTGAACTCGGTGTATATTACGACCGCTTATTAAGAGAGTCGGAGGGTGACTTAAATAAGGTCTTAGCAAGAATGGCTACAGACTATGAAACAGGTGTAAGGCGTAGGCGCGAGGACTTAGCAACGGGACAAGAAAGGGTGCAACAATCAGTAATGGATAACGCCCTTGCTCGTGGCATATATCAAAAATCAGCTTATGGGCCAGGTGGTTATGGTGTGGCTGATAAATTAAAAGAGGAAACAGAAAAGCCACTATTTTCAGCATTTAACAGGGCTGAAGAAGATGCAACCACGGCATTAGAACGAAGCAAAATAGATATACCAGAACAGCAAAAAAGGTATGTTTATGATTTAGAACAACAAAGGCGAAGGGAGTCATCAGACTTAGCAAATACAAGAGGACAAAGGGCTTATGCGGATTGGTCACGCAAAAATGCGTTCAATCCAAGTATGACTTAATTATGGCAACAGGAATTTCACTAGAGGATTTAATGGGAACAATGCAGAAGGCTGGTATACCGATAAATACCTTATTGGCAGAACCCACCTATAAAAAACATTCGGAAAGAATGATGGCCTCAAGGGGTCAAATACCAAGTGCCTTTGCAATGCCCAACGCTGATAAGTACCGACAAGATTACATTGGCAAGATTGCTAAGATTGCAGAAATGGATCAGAAACTAGCGGGAGTATATGGAGACCCAAATAGTAAGTTATTTATAGAACATGCAGGACAGCGCGAAAATGCTATATATGGTGCAAGGCCAGTCATGGAGGCTCAAGTACAAGGGCCAATAGACGCATATAATCAGGCGCTTGCGGAGCGTGAGCAAAAAATATCAGAGGCTGAAAAATACTATGACGCCTTGATTGAAGCTCAACAGGTTGGGGAAAAACAGAAGGTGGGTTTGGCAACAAGCGCTAACCTATCCTCTGAAATTGACAGATTACTCGGAAATGATACAAGTGAAGATAATGACCTATCTAAATTTGTAGAGGATGATGGGGAGGATTTATCTAAATTTATTGAGGCCGATAATTTACCCTTTACTTTATAATATATGCCCACATTTAACTACCAAAAAGCAATAGACGCCGGATATACACCAGAACAAATTGACGCGTTTGTTAAAAAAAACAATCTAACTGTTAGAAAAATACAGAGTCCTGTTACTGGTAGCGATATGCAACAGGCACAGGCTCCGACACCTCAGCCACAGATTCAACCACCACAAAGCGTCAAACAGCCAACATTTAATGAGCGGGTTGGTCAAGGCATACGGGATATAGGTAAAAACATATTATCACCATTTGTGAGGACTGGAAGAAATATAGCCGGTGGATTAGTACAAGCTCCACTTGCTATTCGCGCTGGTGATTTAGCTAATGTCGTAAACAATCCCAACGCAAGTGATGAAGAAAAAGACAAGGCATTAAAAGAACTTCGCAGGGTTAATCAACTAAATAGGTTGATGGCGCCTTTTGCAGAAACAGGAAAAGCTACTGACGCATATAAACAAGACGCCGGACAAGTATTATCAGACCCTAGAATAACTAAACAAGCCAGAGACTCGATTAACATTGCCTCATACGGTGTACCATTTGGAAAGGGTTCGGGTATATTAACGAAGGCTATATTGCCGGGCGCTGCTGTTGGAGCTATGCAGGAGGCGTCACAAGATGACGCAACATTAACAAGTACGTTGGGCGGAGCAGCTACGGGCGGTTTGTTATCTGGTGCTACATATGCTGCAACTAAAATACCATCCTTGTTAAAGTCTTTTGGTAAAGGCACACAACAAGTGGGTGATAAGCTGGTACAGTCACAACTTAATGTACCAAGGAGTACAGCAACAAACTTAAAGTTGCCAGAAACCATATCTGCTCTTAATAGGTATGGATATTCTAAGGTAGATAAAATTGCTGGTGGCGCAGATGATGTTATTAAAACCATTGATGGCACAATACAAAGCACAGTGTCTAAATCAAAACCAGTTAAAATGGATGGTTTTGGTGAAGTTGTTAAGGATATAGTTGGAGACCCATCTTTGGCAGTTGGAAAAGATGAAAAGATACTAAAGTTTATTGACAAGATGGTGCAAAAATTAACGGGTGGTGGCAAGGGGTCACAAATTAGATATGAGGCGGACCCAAACACCACCCTTGAAGTTATTAGAACACTACAAAAAAAGGCTGCCGACGTTGCTAAGGGCAAGTTGCCGGCTGCGATTACAGACGAAGAGCGCGCGCTTAAACAGGCATATAGGTTAATAGCTGATGAGCTTGAAATGAGACTGTATGAAGGTGCTGGTGCTGACAAGTTGGTGGTGGGTGAGTTGCCTAAATTAGTTGGATTGCTTGAGAAGTTTTCCCCAGAATTAGCAAAAGACGCGTCTAAGGTAACAACTATAGGGGAGTTAAGATCGCTTATGGCTCCGTTTGTTAGGGGTAAGATTGCAGCAGAAACAACAGAGTTGGGACGTAATTTGGCAACCGAGACAATGGGTGGAGCTATAAGGGGCGTGGGTAAATTAGTACAAAACCCACTAAATATATTGGCTATGCCACTTGGTAGCGATCTTGTGAACTCTGGAACTGGAAATATAATAGGCAAGACTGGTAGAGTACTTCAGGCTTCTCCACAACTACCTCAACAAATTAGCAATGTTTCAGCTAACGTAGCGTCAAGATTTCCCAGCATTGTAAATCCAAATGATACCGTAAATAATCCAGCACAAGACTCCCAGACAAATAATGCCTATCCAACACAAGAACAAGAAGGCGGCGATGTTCAAGGCCAAGTTGATCATACTATTGGTAATATAAACCAGATGGCAACAGATATCAATACTAACCCTAAGGATATAAAGGGTTCAAGCGGATATTCATACAATGAATTAACTAGGGCTTTTGCCAAGGCCATGATGGAGGGTGACACAAAACTTGCCAATAGAATTAAACCACTAATTGAGATTGAAAAAGACGCCTTAGCAGACACGAAAAAAACCAATTCATTGTCGTCAACACAAAAAACAAGAATTTCAGAGGCCAGTATAGGTGAAAAGTTGCTTGATGATCTTACCAGTGAATTAAATAAAAAGAAGTCTAAGATAGGCCCCATAAGAGGCAAAATAAGCTCTGTAAATGTCTATGATACGGACGCGCAGGTGTTTCAGTCTCAAATTAAAGCGGCGGCCCAGGTAATTGGCAGAGCAATGGAGGGTGGTGTATTGAGAAAAGAGGACATACCAAAATATGAGGCTATATTGCCCAAAATAGATGATACTCTAGAAGTTTCTTTGGGCAAAATTGAGAAGGTTAAAAAAATGTTGAAGTATCAAAAGTTGTTTCTTATGAATAGTGAAGAAAACACACCACAGCCAGAAAACGCATTAACGTATGAATAAATTTATTTTTTATGAACAAACTTCAACAGGTCATAGACGGATATAGAAAAATGTATAGTGCCATGTTTGGTACTCTTCCCGTTTCGCCAGTTCCAGAGGGCATTGCAATAGATACAGCCCACAACTTTGGCAATGAGTTAAGAAAGGTACCTAGTGACATAATAGACGGTTTGGGTGGAGCCATTGAGTTAACACCACCAGCACAAGTTTTAAAGCAGGTGGTTGCCACCAGAGCTTATGAGCCATACATAACAGGTGTAAGAATATATCCAGAAAAAGAGTCAAGAAGGATACAAATGGATAACTTTAAAAACCTAGAAAGAGCAAAAAAGCTAATAATGTATGGATCACTTTTAAGACCCTTTATGCGTAATCCAATGGATAAACAAAGCTATAAGTTAATAAGACAAAACGGAAACAGGTGGATAGAAGTACCACAAGACACGGTATCTATGTAATCAATATGACAAAAGATGACCACGTAACCAACTTGCAATTATACCAAGAGATTATGAAGCTCCACGAAAAGATGGATACTATTACTACAACTAGGATTGCTCCACTTGAGAGAGCTGTTGATCGAATACTTGTATACGCTGGTATAATAGGGGTTGGAGTAAGTGCGGTTATAACCGTAACTATAGCATATATAAAAGACAAGATAAGCAAACTTATATGACACTGCTTTCACAAAGAGATAAACGGTGGAAAGATATAAAGCTTGGAACCTCAAATACAACTTTGGGAGAGTATGGGTGTACCATTACATGTATTTCCATGATTATAGGAACTACCCCCGATGTGGCAAATGAAAGACTAAAATCTGTTAATGGTTTTGCTGAGGGTAATTTAGTTATTTGGTCAAAACTAGAAGAAGCATTTCCTGGTATTAAAATTAAAAGAGTTTGGACATATGATAACGATGATGTTTTAAAAAATGTCCCCAATGTATTGGTTGAAGTAGACGGAAAACCAATTGGTGGGTATAGACATTGGGTTGTATATATAGGAAATAAACGCTTGGTTGACCCTTGGACGGGAATGGAGGGGTCAACTAGTCAATACCCCTCCCCCCTTTCTTACTGCGTGATTTTGGGTAAATGGAATAAACCCTCTCCTGTAACCGATGATCAAAAAATAATTGATGAGTTGCGTTTAGAACGTGACAAAAATTGGCAATCCTATCAAGCTGAAATTAAAAAACGAGAGGAAGCTGAAAAACAAGCCCAACAAGCAAACATAGAACTAAATGGTACTTCTGCAGAATTGCAGGCTTTTAGGGGCACTATACGGTCCTACGCAACCCTTCTAGGAGTCAAAGAGACGGAAACAGAAAAGATGGTGGGCGAGATTAAACGCCTAATTGAAATTGAAACTATTTATGAGTCAAGCCAATCAACCATCAGGGACCTTCAAAGAAATGGTGAATTTTTAGCAGAAGAGAATGAAAAGTTTGAAAGAGAACTTATAAAAGCTGCCAATGAAAAAAAAGATCTTTTCTCAGATCTTGAAAAGTGTAAAGCAGAAAAAGTTAACAATGGTTTGGCATACTATTCTTGGTTTACGAGAGCTTGGTCATTGTTTAGAATATTTTTTTTGAGAAAGAGAGGTGAATGATATGAAGGAAGCAGCATTAAAGTTGGCTTTTATTCGTTTTTTAAGGACTGTGATTCCTCAAATTCCTGCAATGGTTGCTTTTGTTCAATCAACAATTGATCCCACAACCGTTCCTGGATTTGTACCGCCAACCCTAGTTCTTCTTGGTGCAATTGCAACAGCCGTTGATAAGTTTGCCAGAGAACTGGGATTATATACTGAGATAAAAAATGTTTTTACAGGAAAATGAAAAGGGAATTAATAACACTATTAGGATTATCAACCGCGGTTTTTACAGCCGGAATTACTAGAGAATCTGATTGTATAGGACCAACAAAGAATTATGACAATGTAATCACCTGTCCGTCAAAAGATGGTCAGGTGATTTATACAAGAGATGGGGCTGAAATACAAACTAATCATGATGAAATATATATAACCAATACACATAATCAGGTTATATATGGATATACAAGAGAACATAGAGATTGGGGAAACCCAGAATTTTTTATGGTTGATTATGGAGAGGATACATGATGCTGCCAATCAAGTTGTTGACGAGTTTGTTGTAAAAAACTTACTCGAAGCGTCAAATTCAGCAAAACGAGCAAATTTACCTGAATTTCAGGTAACAAGAATAAGAAAAAATGAAATAGTTAGCGAATTAAATAGTTGGATATGGTTTACAACAAGAGGCAACACAGAATTATATGATACATATAAAGCAGAAATTATTGAAGGAGAAATATGTGTTAGGGGGATACCCATGAAATAGTATGAAACAAGATACTCGCCTCGGTATCATCTACAGTAATGAACGCTTACAAATAAGCGAGGACGAATACCCCTTAAACAGTGTCTTCTTCAAAAAAGGAAAAGAAATACAAATTACCCCCGACGTTTGGCAAATAGGTTATTGTACCCCAAGCTCTCAAAGAGATGAATCTCCTCCAGTAATTATTAAAGATTCACAGGGGGTTATTTTTATTAGCCAGGAAAGACTTAAAAAAATTAGAAAGGAAAAAGAATAATGAAAGAAAATAAAGAAGGGAGGGACATGAAAAACTATCTGCCTGTTTTTCCAGACAAGAAAAAATCAGTAGTTTTATATGACCGCATAACACAACACATTGAGGAAGCTCAAAAAATTCGTGGGGAGATGGACGTGGGTCAAGAGAGAGCAACATGGATAGTTGATGGTGATTATAAAGATCTACCTGTAATGCTAGTCTATATGACTGATGTTCACTATGGTTCAATAGGTGTTGATTATCAAATACTCAATAGGCACTTTAATATTGTAGAGAATACACCTAACACCTATTTAGTTATGGGGGGTGACACCATAGATAACTTTGCAATTAAACATGCACACGCAGGGATCATGGGTGATGCAGTTCCACCCCAGGTGCAAGCACAGGCCTTTATGGAAAAGCTTTTGGACTTTGATAGAAAGAGTAAGCTTGGGGCTATATGCTATGGAAATCATGAGGATTGGGTTGATATAGCGGGGCTTGATTATTATCAAACCTTTATGAATGATATATCAGCGCCAATATTTACTAAGGGGGGAATGCTTCATGCGTTGGTGCAAAACCAAGAATATAGAATTGGCATAACCCATAAGTTTTGGGGAGTATCAAAATTAAATATAACCAACGCTCCCAAAAGAGCACTCGAGTTTGGTTTCCCCGAAGCTGAAATAATGCTGGTTGGGGATGATCATCAATCAAGTGCTGAGATATTTGATCGGGGTGGAAAACGAATGTTGGTGGTTGATGGGGGGACCTATAAAACCATGGATGGAACGGGTAAAAAGTGGGGTCTGGGACACGCAGGAAGAAGTGGTTACGCAATCCTTCTTTGGCCTAACCAACACAAGTTTGAAGTTTTTGCAGATATTGAGTCTGGAAAACAGATAATGGACTCATTAATAGTGTTGAAATAACTTTACAATTAATTGATAAAATGAGGTGTTGACAAATATAAATAAGTGTGCTTAAGTTGATATTACATTGATAAGATCCATGAGCTTCGGGGAACTGGGATCATTTTTTATAGGGATTTTGTGAGGTGGGGTACCCGAAGTACTCTGTCTCACAGAGTTCCTATTTTTTTATGGAAAATATAACAAAAGGTAAAATAAACATATGGATGATTATCAAAAATTAGGTTGGGTTAGGGTATACAGAAAGACCTTATTTAGTTCTGTATGGAAAAATCCTATAACTTGGATGGTGTGGTCGTGGATTTTGTTAAAAGCTAATCACGGAGAAACAGTGTTTCCTTTTGGTGGGAAGGATATAATTTTGAAAAGAGGACAATTTATAACAGGAAGGGAAACTGCATTAAGAGAGATCCCGACTTTGACCGCTCAAAAATACAAAACTGCGATAAAGTATCTAAAATCAACCAACAGAATAACCATCAAAACAACTAACAAATTCAGCGTTATAACAATCAATAGCTGGGATGACCACCAAGAAAGTAACCAACAAAACAAACAACCAGTAACCAACAAACAACCAACAAATAACCAACAAATAACCACAAACAATAATGATAAGAATGATAAGAATGATAAGAATAATATAGTTATAGAAAAAAAAGACTTACAAGAAATAGCGGACAAATATGGTGTTTCCTTAGAAGAAGTTTTTAAAACTTACGAAAACATGCTCGCGTGGTTTGAAGAAGTTCCCGCACGAAGAAAGGGTAGGGATTATAGGGCAACATTGAAAAATTGGGTGAGAAAAAATAAAACCGCAGTAAAACAGACTACAGAACAAAGGATTTTTATAGGAATAGATGGAGTAAGACAATACAAATATATTTTAGTTAATGGTCAAAGGAAGGAAATAATATGAAAAAAAATCTGTCCGAAATTTATCAATCAATTGAAAACAATAAAAAGAATTTAGAATTTATTAAAACTGGATTTTCAACTATAGATTTTATTTTAGAGGGTGGATTTTTAAGAAAAGAGTTGGTGGTTGTAGGAGCACAAACAGGTATAGGCAAGTCAATCTTTGGTAGTCATTTTTTTTATCAAGCTTCTAAACAGGGATTTAAAAGCGCTTATTTTTCTCTTGAAATTTCAAATGAGCTTATTGTTTCAAGATTGTTAGCCAGAGAAGCGGGATTAAGCCCAACACTTTTGATGACCGGTCAATTATTGGGCGATGTGTTAGAAAAAAAAATTGATGCAAAAGTAGAGGTGGAAAGTTATGAGTCTTTTATGAGTTTTTATGATGACACGTACGTACTTGAAGAAATAATTAAAGAGATAGAAGACAATAATTATGATTTTGTTGTAATAGATTTTGTTCAAAATGTTATATCAACCGGTGAAAGAGAATATGATAAATTGTCTAGGGTTTCTTTAGAATTACAAAAAGCAGCGAAAAAGTATAATTGTTGCATATTAATTCTTTCACAACTGTCAAACTTTGCTTCAAAGAATGGATTAGATAGTGGTAATTTGGAATATAAGGGAACTGGAAACATCGCTACGGTTTGTGATTTAGGACTTATTATTGAGAGGTCAAAAGAAACAAAAGATATGAATATAATTCATTTACGTAAAAACAGGCGAGGTAGATCAGGTGAATACGTGGTTATATTTTATGAACATCCTGGAGGTGATTTACATGAATAGAACAGCAATAAGTAGATTGGCCTTCGCAGAAAAACTGGTGGAAAGATTAAGGGAAAAAGAAAAAATATTTTTACAAGAAAGGAATTTATGCAAACAAATAATTCAAAATTTAAAGGAAACAAAGATCGAAAATTCAAAAGCTATTCAGGGTTTGTGTCAGAAGATTATAAATTTAGACAAGCCAAAAGATTTGCAGAGAAATTTGGAAATACGTTTCGAGGCCAACCAGATAACAATTTTCGAGAATGGCTAGAAAAGTAATTACCCCTTGACATATGTTGTCAACCATGATAATTTTTAATTATAAAGGAGAAAGAATATGAATGAACAAACAATTTACGATGATTTTTTATCAGTTAGAAATTTTGTAAAGACTTGTTTTTTACAAGGATTAATTGATGAACAAGAGTTTGATAAAAAATATAAAGCAACTTTAGAAAAGTACGCTAAAGAATTAGTTGATGATGGTTGGTTAGATTTTGTAAACGCTGAGATTTCCCTTCTTGAATACGAGAAAAACGATAACAAGGCAATGGAGGAAAATATGTATCAGGGGAGATCGCTATGATTACCATACATGGTAAGCAGTATATTACCGTAGCTGAGAGGATAGTTGCAGCTCATGAAGCTCTAAAGAGTATTTCAATAACCACCGAGGTTTTATTTCAAAACCCCGTAGTTATTAAAGCAACGGTTACCACATCCAAGGGCGTATTTACTGGGATATCCGCTGCCAATCCAAACAAAACCATCGAGAAGATGTCTCCGTATGAGGTTGCAGAAACCTCAGCAGTAGGCAGAGCATTAGGCTTCGCAGGATATGGAGTCGTAGAAGGCGTTGCAACAGCCGATGAAATGATAAAGGCCTCTACCATCGGAAATGACAATCAAATCGTTTCTAGCGATACTACAGGGGCTAATTTACCCAAGATTTATGGCGATACGGTAACTATATCTGAAGAAGATTTAGGGGTTTGTAGTAAATGTGGATCACCAAACGCTTTAAGCAAAGTTGGCAACAAATACTGCTCTGCTAAGTGTTGGATGAACTAATATGATAGAAAACTATTGTGATGAATGTAAAAAAATAATAACGTGGGGAGAGTACAGGTACTCAATTACTCATTTTAAAAGATGCAGAGAGACTGATAATGGACTTTGTGTTGAACATCAAAGAAAACAACGGGATATTGAATATCCAAAAAAATTAGCAGAGATCATTAACAAATTGTGAATGAGTATTGAAGGGTTCTGTTGAATTAAATAAAACAGGCTTATACCCCACAGGGGGTGTGACTGGAAGTTAAGCCCTTCAATCCTCATACCTGGATAGAGTCTATGGACAACTTAGTCAACTGAAGTAACTAAGGAGGAAATTTCGCTCTATCCAAGTGTGAGGAGGTAAAACACATGAACAGATCAATGAAAGCTGTATTGTTTTTACAGAAGGCAGACGAAAAAACACTGAACATGTATCAGTTAAATCGTTTATTAAAAACAAACTGGTCACCCCGAGCCATTAGTGAAGCCAGAAGAGACGGGATAAAAATAATTGGAAATAACCCATATACGTTAGAAGGATAATCATGAAAACAATCCAGCATAACGCGATAATAACGAGTATACGTTCACGTAAAGATAGATCAATATCATATTCAGTAGAAACCCCCGAATTAAGTCATCAGGAAAAAGCACTATTTTTTGAATTACAAAATTTAAATGTAGTAATCTCTATTTTACCCAAAGATGAGCTGGAAGCGCCAGAGTATAAAGTTGAGAAGGATATAGATCAAAAAAGCCCATCATCCAGAATGAGAAATGTAATTTATATTTTATACAAACAATCCGGAGATAACCGTGATTTTGAATTATACTATAAAAACACTATGGAGGTTTTAATTCAGAAACTGAAAGAAAAAATAGAGAATGTATGAAGTTTGTATTTCCAATCTGTCCCACCACTAACCATATGTATGGTCATAGTGGTCATAGAACTTATAAAACCAAAGATTCAATTGAGTGGGAACATGAAGCGCAAGCTGTGATCTTATCAACTAAAGGCAGAAAAAAATTAACAGGCGATGTATATGTAGGGGTAGAGTTTTTTTTGAAACGTGATCGGGATTTAGATAATAACAAGCTGTTGTATGATGCTTTACAGGATAACGGAATTATTGAAAACGACAGACAAATAATACATTTAAATGTAAAAAAATATATAGATAAGAAAAACCCAAGAATAGAATTGCAGATAGAACAAATTGACAAATAGCGTCAACATATAGTATAAGTGAACAATATGGAGCAATTAAATGAAGATCAAGTTAGGAAAATGAGAAGGGCTCGCCGAATGGAAATTTACAAAAAAAACCAAGAGGATCACATATCTTATTCTAGGCTGGCTGTAGAATATGGGATTACCGCTTCTCGTGTTTCAAGGATTATTGCCAAAGTTAGAAAAGAATTAAATAAATTGGCATATTGACATATGTTGTCAACCATGGTATATATTTAATATATGAAACAAAAAGCCATAGGTTCTAATCAACACCAAACAATCTATAAAAGAACTAAGTTTAGTCACTTTGGTAAAGTTTTAGGATTACTTCTTTTTCTCTATATAATGTTTTTAGCAATTAACTTCACGAGATCTTACGCCACTGGTCTTGCAACTGATCACTGGCTAAATTCATTTGAATATGGGACCCAGCCATCAGTAAATTTTCAAGTTGAGTTAGCCTCAACGTCTGGACTATTAAACGAAGAAGAAATGGAAGCCACAAAAGAAAATATAGTTTGGTACATTATGAAAATTTTTGGTAAACACGGCACAGATGTAGCAGTAAAAGCTATAAGTTGTTTTTATAGTGAATCAGGACTCAGAACCGATGCATATAATTTCAATAGAAATGGAACTGAAGACAGAGGGGTAGCACAAATAAACTCTATACACGGATTAACCCCTAATGATGCCCATAATTATAGAAAAAATATAGATATGGCAGAGAAAGTATATTTAAGAGCCGGAAAGAGTTTTAATCCATGGTATGGAAAGATGTGTAAATAATATGATACAAGATTTTAATTACGCTGTAGATTTATACGCAGTTGTAATCATGACTCTTGCAATCTTATCAATTTTAGTTGCTTTTTTTACAAAAGTGGCGCAATTAACGATTAAAGTTGGTTTTTGGTTGGCAATTATTTTGCCACTAATCATGTTGAGTTTTGGATTTATTTTACTGATGTTTTAAAAAAGATATTTTTATGGAAAATAAAATAATAACTAAATTAACAAAAACACAGGAAAAACAAATTCCTAAATTTATTGAAAAATATGTTGATATGGCTAAGCAGCCAACAGATAAAAAAAAAGCTACAAGAGCTATTCAAAATTTATATAAATATGCTGGCTTTGATAAACCAATAGTTATTTACGCCGAATCTCCGTTTGCTGCTGTTGTTATGGCAGCTGTGACAAGAATTTTAGTTGAGAATAAATTGCTTAGCAACACTTCCAAACTCGGTTCCCAACTCCATTCCAAACTCGGTTCCCAACTCCATTCCCAACTCTATTCCCAACTCTATTCCCAACTCCATTCCCAACTCGATTCCAAACTCTATTCCCAACTCCATTCCCAACTCTATTCCCAACTCGATTCCCAACTCGATTCCAAACTCGATTCCAAACTCTATTCCCAACTTTCAAAAATTAATAATGATTGGTGGTTAATAATATGGTGGTTAATTTGGGCTGGATGGTATGAATTTGCTAAATATATTGGAGTTAAATTTGATAACAAAATTTTCAAAATATTCATGGACTTTGTAACTAATGTGTCATTTATTATTCCCTATGAAGGAATAGCATTTGTATCTGAAACACCTAAAACCATTAGTTGGGATAATAAAAGATTAAGTAATAAAAATGCTCCAGCCGTTGAATATAAAGATGGATATGCTTTATATTGTATTGATGGAGTTGATGTTTCAGAAAAAATAGTAATGCATCCAGAAACATTAACTAAAAAAGATTGGATTGAAGAAGAAAACACTGAAGTAAGACGAATAATTCAAGATCAAATGAAAGAGCGATTTGTAACAGAGGTCGGGGGTAAATTAATAGCAAAACATAAAAATAATAAAATAGGTGAGATTATAGAGATAGATATTTCACCAGATCCAGAAAAATTTGCGCGATATATTCACGCTCAAGACTGGTCAACAAATAGAATGTATTTTGTCAGAATACCACCTACAATTAGTGACCCAATAGAGGCGCAAAAGTGGGTCTATGACTGGCCAGAAAATACAGATTTTAAGGTTAGATATAGAACCTAGAAAGGATAAATTATGAAACCATATGCAATTCAAGGAGACATTTTATTTAAACAAATAAACTTAATACCAAAAGGAGCTAAAAAGAAAAATGGAAAAACAGTGGCTTATGGAGAAGCTACGGGGCATCACCACTCATTTAGATTTACTGATGATGTTCAGTTGTATGAGTTGGGAGATAGACTGTTTGCCCATATTGGAACCCCAGCCATCATAGAACATGAAGAGCACAATGATATTCCGTTTGAAACAGGAGATTATGAGATTAAAAGACAACGAGAATATGTGAGTAGAGATATGGTTAGAGTTGTGATTGATTAATTATGACAACTAATGTGACAACTTATAAAAATAACACGACAACTTAACCGGTTAATTAGTTTTCAATCACATTGAAAGCCACCGTATACGGATAAAGACACCGCCCAGACTGTAAATCTGGTGCTCAGTAGAGCTGGCTAGGTGCAATTCCTAGGGGTGGCACAAAGATATTATATGAATAAAAAAAAATTAACTATAAACGATTTTGTACACATTGTTCCTTGGCAACATATAGAAAATACCATGGGTAAAAGGATGTTTAAAAAATTTGAAAAATATATGAATGGTCAAACCGTTACAGAGGGAGGGGTTTATCCACACGATTTAGAGAGATTTTTACAAGGATTACCTGTTCTTGATTAATCTAAAAGGAAAAATAATATGATATTACATTTTGATCAAATAATTATTAAAGACAATAATGATCAAACATTTACCTTGATTTTTAAAACAGAACAAGGATTATTAAATCAGGAGTATGATAATGTGGATACTTTGTGGAGGTTTGTAGGAGGTTTATTAAAGGATAAATAATTATGCTTACCGGTATAACCTGTAGACACATAATAAACGTAACAAGATTGGGTAGTTTGGTTTTGATTCGTAAGGGTAACTTTAAAAAAGTTGAGTGTGGTAAGTTGATGATTAAAATTGGTTATTGTAGATACCAATGTACGTCTGGACACATTAGAATATATCCAACAGAACAATATGACGGTCAGGCTATTTTAGGAAAAATCAATGGGGATGAATAGGTTGGTGTTTTATATGGTTTATCCATTGTTCCAGATAAATAAACACTTTTCCCTATACCAAATCCGCGATTGTGAACAAGATCGGGAACAGTAATAACAAGATCTCCGTGTTGTTTAAGTGTTTGGTGATACCCGTCATCATCACCACTATATGGATAGGCATTTAATGACTTACGAGTAAATCCATACACAGAAGAAACAAAATCGTTAACAACACCAACCGTTGAGGTTAACATTTTTTCAATAATAAATCGGTTATCATTGGGATCATAGTTTTTGTAGTCAAATAATCCCACGGCCCCTACAGGATAATTTTTTAGAATAAAAACAGATTTAGATAGCCAACCCTCTTTAAAAATTAAATCTGTATCAATTTTGAATATATAATTACCTTCACACAAACTAATACAATTTAAAAATGATCTACCAACTCCTCTGTTTTTTCCGTTAGAAACTATTAATTTTGATATTTTATCTTGAGATAAATATTGGTTGGATAGATTGTAACAATCCCTATCTCCACCGTCACAATTTACAATTATTTCACATGGATAGTCTATAGTTTTGATAATTGAGTCTAAACACTCATTTAACCACTCAGGCCTTTTATAAGCAAGGATACATAAACTTGCAATTTCCATAAGTTAAATTTATTTATTTGTAATAATGTGTATAAATGTTGACAATATATAAACTTTAACATATAAATATATATGTGGCAAACCCAAATAATCCAGCGATATCTTTTCTTGTTCCTTACAGATGGTTTAATGAAGATAAGGAATTTTTAGGTGAAAACTTAAACAGAATGATCTTGCGCGAGGTGGGCAAAGATAGCCTATCAATTTTAGAGGGCATACTTACCTACAAGGTGGTTATATCCTATTACTACAAAGAGCCGGTAGACCTAAACACCTCCAAAACAGCATTGCAACGCTTGCTAAAGAGTTCATTCCCTAACGCTAAGTGTTTATCAGCTAGCGTAATGTTTAAGCAAAACTTCTCATACCAAATACCAACTTGTGATTTTCAAATTTATCTCTAACTTATGATATCTGTCCTGATACCAACTACAGACGGGGGTTTAAAGTACCTCGTTAAACTAATCCCACAACTTAAAAAACAAGTAGCCGATATAAGCGGAGAGGTAATAGTAGCATGCAACGGTTGCAACGACGGATCGGAGAACTACCTTGCCAATAACGGTATTAAATATATGGTGCTACCACGCAACACCACCTTCTCCCATGCTAACAACTTAATGTTTTTACAATCAAACCATAACCCACTTTTATTAAACAACGATATTGAAATCCCGGAGGGGTTTATAAAAACCATGTACGACACCATGGCTAGTAAAAATGATTACTCTATCTTTGGATGTGCAATATTCCGCATGCAAGATAAACGCATACACCATGCAGGGGTTTACTTTACTCAAGACGGTTTACCTTATGAGTTAGGGTTACCAGTTGGAGATATTAACGGAATAGCCAATACCGATCCAAGAGTCAAGGAGTCACGTGAGGTTCCAAGTGTAACGGGTGCTTGTATGCTAATAAGACGACAGCTATACAGCGATCTAGGCGGACTTGATGAACATTACCGTACAGGTTGGGAAGATACCGACTTTGTTCTTAGGGCAAGAGAACGCGGGTTTAAAGTTTGGTATACAGGCGAAACGCAAATATATCATCACCACTTTGGATCAAGGGACAGAGGACGGTTGCAGTATGAGTTAGATAATAGAAGATTTTATGATATGGTATGGGTAACAACAGGGAGGGCAAAGAAAATAATATGAAAATATCAGTAATAGTACCAGTTTGGAATAGAGTACAAAACATTAGAGAAACACTATATTGTTTAAAGGAGCAGGATATTTATGGAACCGAACATGAAGTTGAGTTTATCTTGGTTGATGATTGCTCAAATGACGGTACATCAGAGTTACTAGACGCAGCTGAATTACCACACAAGAGGGTTATACATAGAACCACAAGAGAGAGGTGGAACGCTTCAATACCACGCAATATGGCTGCTAAAGCCTCAAGTGTAGATAGCGATATGCTCTACTTTTTAGATAGCGATATCTTGTTGCCACCGGATAGATTAAGAAGGTTGGTAGATGTTTGGCATGAGGACAACGACGACGATCAAAATAGGGTAATAATAGGACAGTACCACTACATGAGAAGATGGTTAGACGCACGCAATAGGCCCGACTGGTATGTGGGAATTGAGGACTATGATGGTGATATACGCAGTCAGTCTTTTATAGATCATCCATACACTCATAAAAACAGAGGGTTAGGGTTTGCGCTTGCTTGCTTTGGTGGATCACTTGGAGTACCGCGCAAGTTGTTTTTTAAAGCAGGTGGTTTTGATGAGACCATGCTTTCAGGTGTTGAAGATGGGGACTTTGGTTTAACCCTATGGGAAACGGGCGCAGTATTTAGTTTAGATAGTGGTTTATTGGGGTGGCACAACCCACACCCCATTCACCCACAACGCACACAGTTTATTAGGGAGTGTGTAGATAGGTTAAACGCTAAGCACAATATTGATATAGTTAAGACTACGGGTGAGGTGTATAGAACTTGGGGTGTTGATTGGGAACCACCCAAGGCTTGGCTTGATGATGGAGGTTATAGTAAAGAGGATTTAAAATGAAAATTTTGATATTTGGGGGGTCTGGATTTATCGGTACGAATATAGTAATTGAAGCTAAAAATAAAAGACATCAGGTTGTGGTGTTTGATTCCTTTATTAGAAAGGGAACTGAAAATAATATTCAAGCCGGAGTAGAATATATACGGGGAGATATACGTAGTCAGCAGGATTTTGAACGGATACCTAAGGGTATAGACGGAATTATAAACCTAGCCGGAAACCCAGGAGTCCCGTGGTCTATGTCGTGGCCGTTATATGACTTTTCTGTCAATGCTTTGGGCGCACTTCATGTACTTGAGTTTGCACGCAACAATGGCAATATACCAGTTATATTTGCCTCAACTAACAAGGTATACCACGACGGAATAAACGAAATACGAATGTACCAAACAGAAACGCGCTATAAGTGGAACGACTATTCAGGTGTAACAGAAACGTTTAGCATTGACTCACAAGGCAAACACCCAAAATCACCTTATGGCGTATCTAAAACTGCTGCCGACTTGTATCACCAAGAGTATTGGCACATGTATAAACTACCAACGGTTGTAAACCGCATGTCTTGTGTCTACGGGCTATACCAGCAGGGGGTTGAGGATCAAGGTTGGATATCACACTTTATTAAACAAATAGTTAAGGGTGACGGGAAGATCAATATTTATGGCAACGGTAAACAAGTGCGGGATATGTTATGGGGTGATGATGTAGCAAGTTTATACATAGACCAATTAGAAAACATAGAAAAGTACCAAGGTGGTGTGTATAACGTGGGTGGTGGCATAGACAACACATTCTCAATTATTGAGGCCATCGACGAGATAGAGAAACAAACTAATAAGAAAGCGGAACTATCTTACTTCGACGAGAGACCAGCAGACCAGCGCATATACATAAGCGACATAACAAAGGTGTGCAAAGTAAACGACTGGAATCCTACAGTACAACCAAAGGAGGGAGTACGTAGGATGATCTATGAATGTCTCAATACTAATATCTAGCTTTAACAGATTAAGGTATTTTCTAAGTACATGGCCGACAATTAAGGATCAATTAATAGACGGTGATGAGCTGGTTGTGGTTGAGGACGGTATTGAGAAGAACTGGAATAGCTACTTGTTAACCATAGGGGTTAGGTATCAGTTAATAGAAACCCACAACGAGGTTTATAGATCGGGTGTTATCTCAAAAAACATAGGGTTAAAAACAGCCAGAAACCCAATCATCATCATAAATGATCCGGAGGTCATGCATATCTCAAAGTGTATTACCGTCATGCGCGACTTTTTAAAAGAGAGACGGGCTTTTGTTGTTCCCGGAACGTTATATAGCGGTAGACATGAGGGGCAGGGCATAGAAGGATCGACTAAAATAGAAAATTCACAAGCCCCGTTTGTTGGCGGTTGTTATAGATCAGATCTAATTGATGTTGGCGGTTGGGATGAACGATTTAAGTATTGGGGAAATGATGATAACGACCTAATGTACCGCCTAGGATTAAATCATGTAAGACATATAGTAGTACCAGAGCTTGAGATATTTCATCAGTGGCATCCTAGGCCACCAAAGCAAGCAATGGGTGATTATAACGAGTCACTACTTTATGAAAAGGACAAACCAGTTATAGCCAATATAGGCAAAAGATGGGGAGAAATAGTGGGGTCATATTATGAAAACGGTTAAACTAGATTTAGGTTGTGGAATGAAAAAAGTACCCGACTCAATAGGGATAGACGTAAGGCCATTCCCCGGAGTTGATATCGTCATGAAGTTGGGTTATGACCCTATACCGCTTGATGATAATTCGGTTGATGAGATATACGCTATTCACCTCTTTGAACACTTCTACCCAGAGGAGTTATTTCAATGTGTTGACGAGTGTTTTAGAATTTTAAAACCACAAGGCTTTCTTCATATTGAAGTACCAAAGGCCGGAACCCCAGCTTACTACATACACCCCGACCACAAAATACAATTTATGGAAGATACATTTGGTTTTTTTCAAGTACCCAGTGAGGGCAAAGATCCACATGGTTATTTAAACGGATTTTGGAATGTATCAATTGTTAAGCAGGAATATAATGAGCATATACATGTAAATATGTACCCAAATAAAGAGGGGGGAAAATATGAATATAAAAAAATCATACAATCAAATATAGGTTGAAGAAGCCTCAACGTGGTTAATCAAAAATGAGAAAGCTAGAAATGAAAAAGCACAACGTGAGGTAATTCGTTACAAGTGGATATTAAAATGTATGAATTTGTGGGGAAAAGGATCGTTAGATACAAAAGAAATGAAGATTGCAGATGTGGGATGTGGTCCTTTGGGTGGTGTGTCAACACTCCTAGAAGGTTGTTCGATTGAAAGATTTGATCCTTTGATGAATGAATATAAAAAATATTTTTACATAGAAAATGGTTCAAATGAACAGGCTGAGTTTATAAATTATAGAAGGTTTAATTTAATAATAGCTACAAATTGTATAGATCATTTTGAGTCTCCTACTTTGTTTTTAAATCAAATTAATAAAACTTCTGTTTACGGATGTTATTTTGCACATTTTCATGCTATAAATAACGCAATAACACATCCTCATAAAGCCCATGTTTATAATATAAATCAGGAGAAAATAAAAGAGATTTTAGATGAAAAATGGGAACTGATTTGGCAGATGGATTATAATATAGATAAGTTAGTCTATGGTTGGAAAAAGCAACCAGCGTTTAGTCAGTTATGGAGAAAAATAAAAAAATAATCAATTTAAAATCTGAGTTAGGAATTTATATTAATAATTCTAAAAGAACATTTTTTAATTTTAGGAAGTATTTATGGATGATATAGTAGATAAACAAGTAAAACTAGAGGATAACAAGCGTCTACCAACGGTGGGTTTTCATACTAATCCAGAATGGATAAATAGAAATGGTAGACCAAAAAAGGGTACGGCCTTAACTGAAGTAATGCGAGAAATGTTGGAGAGTACACCAGAACTTAAAAAGTTAATTATCGATAAACTTTTAAAGGGAGCTGCAGGAGGTGACCTTGCTTTTATTAGAGAGGTTTTAGATAGAATTGATGGCAAACCCAATGTAACAGCGGATATACATAATACAGGAGAAGTAGTTGTTGTTCCTAATGAGGTATATCAAAAATATGGAGTTGACAATACATCAGAAGTATTATCTGAAAAATAAAAGCAGGGTTCGCAAGTGGCAGAAAAAATATTATGACAAAAATCGTAAAATGTATTTGGATAAGGCTAAAAGGCAAAAGCTAAAGAACCCAGAAAAATATAAAGAATACCACAAAAGTTATAGAACATCTAACAACGGAAGGCTACGATTAAATATAGCTAGGGAAAAAAGAAGAGCTAGGATTTTTAATACTGATGATGGAACCATAACACATAGTGCAATAATAAACATATTTATTTCCCAAGATTATATGTGTGCGTATTGTAAAAAAAATGTAAGAAACAAATACCACATAGACCACATAAAATTTTTATCCAATGGTGGACAACATACAATAACCAATATTCAAATTTTGTGTCCAACTTGCAATTTAAGAAAACCAAGGAGTATTTAATGGAATTCCACAAAACACAGCAAACAGTAGCGATGAGTAAAGCTAGATATCGGGTGGTTAATTGTGGTAGACAGTGGGGAAAAACATTTTTATCAGTTTGGGAAATGTTTGGTAGAGCTTATTATAAAGATAATCAGAATATTACATATTTTGCAACAACTAGAGATCAGGCTCGTAATATTGCATGGGAGCAACTCAAAGATATAAGTCGTGCATTGTGGACAAAAAAACCTAACGAAACACTTCTTGAATTGTATATTAATAATCAATATGGTGGTCTTTCAACTATAAATCTTCGTGGTTTTGAAAATGTGGAAACAGCACGGGGACAACAGTTTGATCTTATTGTTTTGGATGAGGTAGCCTCAATGTCAAAATTTAAGTACGCATGGGAAGCAATTTTACAAGCAACACTTTTGTTTAGAAAAGGAGAGGGTTTATTTATTTCTACACCAAGAGGATTTAATCATTTTAACGAACTTTATCTTAAAGAAAAACAAAGCAAGGATTGGCAATCATTTACTTTTACAACTTATGACAACCCCTATATTAATGGTCAAGAGGTGGAAAATATTAGACAACAAGTTACAACTGATTATTTTAATCAGGAATACCTGGCAAAATTCACAAGATTTACAGGGCTTATCTATAAAGAGTTTGATCCTGCTATACACATTGATTATTTTGATCATGATTTTAATTCTCATGCAGAATATATATTTGGCCTAGATTTTGCAGTTAGGGGATATACAGCTTGTGGTTGTGGAAAAATATTGTCTAACGGAAATATATATATTTTGGATGTTTATAAAGAGGATAATGATACAGCACAAAACCATTGTCAAAAAATAAAAGAAATGTTACTTAAATATGCTGATATGGAAAAATGGGTAGGATATGCTGATCCGGCAGGATGGATGAAAAATCAACAGAAAAATGGAATGGTTTGGTCTATAGCCGATGAGTATATAGAGATGGGATTACCAATTTGTCAGGCTAATAATGAGGTGGTTGCAAGTATTAACTATGGTAGACAATTGTTTCAAGCAAAGAAAATACATATTCACCCAAGATGTACCAAGTTGGTTGATGAACTCATTCAATATCAATGGAAAGATCAATCAGATAAACAAGTTGGGATTAAAAATGCTCCAGAGGAGGTTAGAAAGGTTAACGATCATTTAATAGATGCAACCATGCGTTATATGCTGTATTCAAAAACAACACCTCCTCAAGATATTAAACCCTATAATCCGGGAATGCCTTTAGTGTTTCAATTAAAGTTTGAACAGAAAGAAAAGGAAAAAGAATTTTCAATATTTGATACTAACCTTTATTGATTGACATAATAATAAATAACTATACGATAAAATCATGGACATGGTAGCCGTTACTATTTCATTATTTTCTTTGGGCTTATCAATTGTAACATTTGTAATGTGTGCTACATTTATTACTCAACAAAAAACAGGAGCAACAATTACTGAAATATTAAAAAAGCCCATAGAAACTCCTAACCAAATAAATATCAAAGAAGAGGTAGAAACAACCGAACTTGAGAATTTTACTCCAAATTTTACAAAACCAATCAATATTAAATATCTATGAAAACAGACGTAGAGATATCAACATTAAATGCCTGGTTTAATTCAGCTAAAGAATCCTCAAGAAAAAAACACTGGGAGTGGTTTGTTATAGATCAAATGTTAAGAGGAAATCAAGACATTAGAGGAAATTATCAAGACAATACAGTTGAGATTAAGAGAAAAAGTGATAAAATTTCATTTCCTATTAATAAAATGTATGCTACGTTTAGGGCGGTGAGGGGATTTGTAACGCGCCACAAACCGATGGTTGTTGTTGAGGCTAAGAATAATTCAGAAGAAGCCAAACAGTATGCAAGGCGCGCTAATAAAATACTTGAGCGTGATAACCAGTTAAACAACTATAGAAAAATCAACAAAGAGTGGGTTTATTATGGTGTTAAGTATGGCTTGGGTTATAGGCAAGTGGGTTACGATCCCAAAAACCAAGTATCAATCAGGTGGTCAGTTGACCCCATGGATTTATGGAGCGGCAACAAGGAAGATGAGATTGAAGACGCACCATTTATTATTAAAACCGTCAAGCGGACAATGGGTTATTTAAAAGAACGCTACGGCAAAGAAGCAGAGGGCGTTTCACCAGATAACGAATTAGCAGCAGACGAGTATAAAGCCCTAGGTATTAGGATAAACTTCGAGCAGGAAAGCACCAATACGGGCATAAGGATAGACGATCAAACTGTAATCATTAAAGAGTGCTGGTATAGGGTATATAAGCCTAATAAGTTTGGTGGGTTTATCAACAAATGTGTATTTGTGGATAACAAGATATTAAACCATGAGGAGACACCATTTGATGAGTATCCCTTTATATCTTACAAGTCAGACATAGTACCAAACGAGGCAACGGGCGAGGGTCACTTAAAGCACATTGTTGCACCACAACGCATGCTAAACATGCTTAATATGCAACTGCTTGAGTATAACCACTTAGTAAACAACGGTAGGTATTTAGTAGATAAGGGATCTGGATTGTCTATTATCATAAACCAAATGGGTCAAATTATAGAAAAGAACCAGGGCAAGAACGTCACTCCGTTGCCACCGCCACCAATATCACCAACACTAGAAACACAACTTAGGCTTGCTAACGAGTTTATCGAAGTAATCGGTGGACAATCAGATGCCTCACTGGGTAGAGTGCCAACCGGCATTACCTCTGGTAAGGGTATTGAGGCGCTTCAATATGGCGACTCAAATAACATTGCAGACCTTCGTGACAACTTTGAGGACGCATTAGCAATGGAGGCACAATGGATATTAAAGATGTACTCACTGTTTGAAAAAGATGGCATTATGCTAACTAACCGCGTTAAAGATGAGGAAGAAGATACCTTTATGGTGCTAGGTAGCGGAGCTTATAAGGCTATGGGCAAAGATGTTCCAGCACAACAGCTAACAGACAACGGTGATTATTGTGGTACATGTGCTATTTTAACCGACAATCAGGTTAAGGTGTCAGTAACAAGCCAGCTAGGCGAAACACGCGAGGCAAGACTGGACTTGCTGTTTAAGTTACTAGACGCCGGCATACCACTTAAAGTGGTACTTGAGAACTTAGAATTTCCAAACACAAACGATATATTAGAGCGTATAGCCTCGGAGTCCTTAGCTGATATAGCAATGGAGCAAATGAAGCAACCACCACAGCAAATTCCACCCATACCACAAGATCAGGAATTAATGGGTATTAAACAACAAGCCCAAGAATTATTAGGATAATATGGATAAAAAACAGGAACTTTCGAGCCTTGTTAATAGGATAGACAATTATTTTGCAAAAAAATATCCCGCTCCTTCTCAAAAAGATTATGAAGATATTAAAAAACTTCTTCAAAATTTAGTTAATCTATTTGGGAATTTTAAAGTAAATATACCCAAAGAGATAACAGCTAAATTGGATAAGCCTGTGATAAATATATCTCCACCTCAAGTTAAAGTTGAGTCTCCAATTGTTAAGGTCGATCCAGTTAAACCAATTGTTAATGTTGTTGAGAATGATTATAGCGAATCAATAAATAAGGAGTTGAGGAAAGTACAAAAACTTCTCGAGTCGGTAAAAGTATATTCGAATGTTAAAAATCCATTGGCTGTTAGATTATCTGATGGTGAAAAGTTCATAGAACAATTAACTCAAATTGTAACCCAGGCCGTTGGTGGTGGCAATGGAACCCCAACAGTTTCTACAACAGTAAGTGGAATAAGGGGAGTTCCCGTTGTTAATCCAGACGGATCAAGTATATCTTTTGGGGGGGCTGGATCTGCAGCTTATTCAGATTCGGGTAATGTAGACAAAAAGGGGCTAGTAGATGCTGATAGGCATGTACAAGTTGATGTTTTAACAGTTCCTACTACCACTGTAACCGGAACCATTGAAGTAACTCAGTCTGGGGTTTGGGATGAAGTTGGTATTAATGACTCGGGTAACTCAATTACAGTAGATGGAACTGTATCGGTTACAGGAGTGTCTACATCCGCTTTACAAACAACTGGAAATACATCTTTAGGAACAATTGCTGGAGCTGTAAGTGGTACAGAAATGCAGGTCGATGTTGTGTCTATGCCGACAACTACAGTACAAGCTACTAATCTTGATATTAGAGATTTAACATCAACAGATGTGGTTACGGTTACAGGGGGAGCAGGACAGACGGCAGATGTGAAAGTGACACTCGATGGAGAATCAGTACCAGTAACTGGAACGTTTTGGCAAGCAACACAACCTGTATCAGGAACAGTAACAGCTAATATAGGAGCTGGAAGTAAAGTTAGACTAACAGATGGAACAACAGATGCTGAAGTTATACCTTTGGCAGGTTATAATGCTCAGGCGGTGGGAATTGTAGATGGTTCGGGTAATCAAATAACTTCATTTAGTGGAGGAACTCAATATACAGAAGGTGATATAGACTCAACTATTACTGGAACAGCAATAGTATATGAAATTAATCCAACCACCCATGAGATTGCTACAGTAAATCAGGATCAGCCTCTACCAATTCAAATATATGGTCCAGAAACAAATACATTAGCCAATATAGAAAATAACACTGCCACACTATTTGTCATACAAGGCGATACAACCAGTCTGAGTAGTGGAATGAACACAGATAATAATCCTACTGGAGTCCAAGGGATGTTAGTTATGGGACAAGATGGAATAAATGCACAATCCTTAAAAACAGATTCAGATGGGGAATTACAAATTGACGTATTATCAGTTCCCGCACCTCTTAATGTAATCGGTGGTGGAACTGAAGCTACAGCCTTACGAGTAACTATTGCAAATAATTCTACAGGTGTTTTAAGTGTTGATGATAATGGAACAGCACTTTCTGTTGATTGGAATGGAACAACTCCAGTAACCGGTTCAGGAACAGCTACAGGAGCTTTAAGAGTTGAGCTTCCCACTAATGGAACTGGTGTAGTTGGACTTAATGCTGGATCAAACATAGTGGGTAGAGTTGGTATAGATCAAACTACACCCGGAACCACTAATTTTGTTCAAAATAAAGAAATGCCAGATGCAACCAGTACATTTTCCCCTACTAACGCAACTAGTAGTGCATATGAAGCGAGCAGGGTGGTTAAGGCTAGTGCAGGAACTTTATATTCAGTAAATGGATATAATTCCCGATCTTCTGCTCAGTTTATACAAGTTCACAATACAACGTCAGTTCCTTCTGATACTTCTGTACCGGTAGTTATATTTACAGTTCCTGCTAGTTCTAACTTCTCTTACTCAGCTGATAAATTTGGTAGGTTTTTTTCTACAGGTATTACGGTCTGTAATTCATCAACCGGACCTACTAAAACTATAGGGAGTGCGGACGTATGGTTTGACGTTCAATATTTATGAAAATTAACATATCTGGTCAATCATCATCAGGTGGAACAATAACGACTCAAGATGAGGGTGGTACATTAAGTACTACAGTTACAACTCTTAATTTTGTGGGATCAGGTGTGGTGGCTTCGGGAGCTGGAGATACGACAACTGTTACTATTTCAGGTGGAGCCGGAACATTTGCCGTGAGTGAGGCAGAGATAGATTTCGGTTCAACCCCTCAATGGGATAAGACATTTACTGTTTCAGATGCCTCTATTAACTCGTCCCATAAAATAATGGTTACCCCAAGTGGAAATGTTGCTACATCAAGAGTTGGTGATGATTGGGCATGGGATGGAATCACCTTTGCAGCACTTGCCGGTACAGGTCAGTTTACTTTATATGCTAAACCGTCACCAGGTCCAGTTGTAGGAAGAAGAAAAATATTTTATACGTACAGTTGACTATTTAAAAATAAAGACTATATATGGTAATAGAGCAAATTATTAAGAGGAGGGTATCACTATGGCAGTAATTGACTCGGGTTCTTCTACTTCAGGAAAAGCTAACGTAGATAGTAACTATAATCTACAGGTTAATCTTCCAACCACAGCAACCCAATCTGGATATGTTCAGAGGTCTTATTCTCCTACAGCCTCGGTTAGTAAAATCAATAGAATTAATGAGGATGGAGAAGTATATGTAGGAGAGGCAAGACAAATATTTCATGGGGATTTTAATGCAGTAACTACAGTTCAATCCATCAGGTGGGGGACTAACGCAACTACAATGACTAAGGCTGTTCAAACCAATGGTTTTATGCGTTTGAATGCTTCTGCAATAACCACAACAACTACGGGAATTTCCCTTTATTCAAATAGGGTTATCTCTATTGAAAATGGATATGATTATAAAATTAAGTTTCAAATGCGACATAATAATGGTGCTGCAACCAATAAACAGGTAGATATAGGTTTGGGATATTATCTTTTTGCAGCAGGTCAAGCAAACGCAATGAATGAATTTATTGGTTTTAGATGGACAACTTCTGGTGGATTTCTAGCTGTAGTTGAAACCTCAGAGGGTGGGGCTGCTGGAGTTCAAACCACCAACCTAAATTCAGGAACTCCATTTTCAGATAACGTAGCTCGTGAATTTGAGATAATTTTGTCAGAGTTATATGCAGAATTTTGGATAGAAGGTGTTTATCAAACGAGAATTGCTAAACCAATAACTACATACGGAATGATTAAAGGTGCCTCACTACCTTTTATAACTCGTGTATTTAACTCCGGAACAGCTTCTGCTGCTACAACTGTAGATATAGCTCAGATTTCAATTATTAAGGTTGGGTGTAGTGATGAACAATCTCACCCAAGTAGAATGGCTGCCATGGATAAACTTAGTTATTATCAGCAACCGGATATTCAAACTACAGCAACACTAACACATAATTTACCAGCATCTGCTACAGCTCCAACTACAGCAGTGGGATCTAATACAGCATCGGTACTTAATACTACAGCTCAAATGGGGGGATTTTATCAGATGACAGGAACCACAATTACGGCTACGGTTCAATCTAATTTTTTAGTAGTTGGTTATCAAAATCCTGCTACACCAACTGCTGTCGGCGTAGCAACCAACTCAAGAAACTTTTACGTAACAAGCATTCATATTTCCCCTACCGTAGTTGGTACGGTACTAGTTGGAGGAGGGTATGTTGCTAATTGGTTTGCAACAATAGGAAATACCGCTCTTTCAATGGCAACAACAGATGCTGATGGTACTACGGCAGTAGCGCAGAAAGCTCCTCGTCTTGTTCCTTTAACAACGATGGATGCTATGGGTGCAGCAGCAGCTGTAGGAACTGTGGCTACAAGAACAGGAGACTCTACAACTATTTTTTCTACACCCCTAGTTATACATCCTGGTGAATTTTTAAACATAGGTATTCGTACAATGCAAGTAACAGCAGCGGTAACATCTGGAAACATGGTGGGATCAATAGGTGTTAATGGTTATTGGGATTAAAAAAGATCTTGACACAATAACAAAAAATGTTTAACTATAAATATAACTCATATACCTTTTACCGCGCGGGTCACACCCGTCAATAGTGTAAAACGTAGGAAAGGAAACACATGAGCGATGAACAAGTTAATACTGCTGAGGAGCAGAAAAACGAGGCTAAAAGTGATCCATCAGACAATCTGACACCAGATCACCCCAGATTTAAAGAGGTTTATTCAGAACTGAAGGAGGCGAGAGCTAAACTCGAAAAAATGCCAGAGCTGGAAAAACAACTTCAAGACTTACAGGAAAAAATATCTGTACGTCAAGAAAAAACAGGGGATGATGATTTCACAGACGAAGAATTACGAGCTTTAGAACGCATTGAAAAGGGACTTGCCAGGCGAGGATTTGTAAGAAGTGCAGATTTGCAAAATGAATCTTTTCAATTACGATTAGAGCGCGAATTTCAACGAATGAATGAAAAATATGATGGATCAAATGGTTTACCTAAGTTTATCGCAGATGAGGTGTTTGCTTTTGCCAAAAGAAATGGCATGGAAAAAAATTTGGAAGGCGCTTATAGACTAATGCACTATGACACAATAGTGGATATAGATGCTAAAAAGCGTATACAAACGGCACAACCACCTACAAGCGAGAAACCTAAAACAGGAGATAGAGGCGGATCAAACACTGAAATATCACTAACTGATATATCTGAAATGACAGATATAGAGTGGGAACAAAAGCGAGAAAAGATCTTACAAAGCCTCAAAGGTAAATAGGCTCGATTTTCACCTCAGAAGCAGTATTATTTATTGAAGGGAGGTGAAAAAAAATGGGACTAGGAACAAATCAAATGACTGTTACAACGGGAGATGTTTTTTTGCCGGAGGTATGGTCAAAAGAAACATTGCGAGCTACACAAGCATCCCTCGTATTGGCAAATCTTGTTAAACGTTTTGACTCAGATGTAGCAGATGCTGGTGATAAATTGCATGTACCTAAAGTATCTAACTTAAGTGCATATGCTAAATCCGCCAATACTCAGGTTACATTAAACTCTCCAACCGAGACAGAATTCACAATGGACATTAATCGCCATTTTGAATCATCTTATTTGGTTGAAGATAGGCTGAAAGCACAAGCAAAGTATAATATATTAGAAGAATATACTTCTAAAGCTGGCTATGCTATTGGTCAAAAAATAGACGCTGATTTGGCTGGGCTTTACTCATCTTTAACTCAAAATGTTGGTAATTCAACAACTGATATTACTGATGCAAATATCGTTCGTTCGATTCAACATCTTGATGATGCTGATGCACCTCAAACAGACCGCTTTTTTGTTATTAAACCGGCAGGTCTTGCACATATTCGTTTAATTGATAAATTTTCACGCTTTGATTCACTAGGAATTCAACCATCTGTGGTTGTTAACGGTGGTTTAGCAACGGGAAGTGGATCAGTAATTAAAAGAATAGGGCCAAATGGTTTAGTTGGAACTATCTACAACTTGGAAGTTTATATGACTACAAATCTTGTAGAGGAGGCTGGTACAAGTGATGTGGTACACAATTTAGTGTTTCATAAAGAGGCTTTCGCATTAGGTATACAATTAAAACCGAGAACACAATTTCAATATAAACAAGAGTACCTCGGTAATCTTGCAACTACTGATTCATTGTGGGGTTTTGGGTTGTATAGATCAACTTTTGCAGTTGACTTTAGATCTGATGATGATTAAAATCATCATTGGCAGTAAAGAAGATAGGAGAGCCACCCCTTTGGGGTGGTTTTCTTGTGTTAATATGTAAACTGTGTTAATAATATGGGTATGAACTGCGTGCACAGTAGGCAGATATATACTGAAGGAAAGTGGTATTGTTATTATTGTGGTTCTGTGATTGTTGCTACACCCAAAAGTATTGAAAGATATAAGGTAAAGAGAAAAATTGGGAAAGCTCTTACAGAGCTTGAAAGGATGAAACTTTCTTGGTATAGAGATGAAAAAAAATGGATAGAAAATATAAAGAATCGTAGGATTGTTAAAAATAACGGAAAAAAAATAGTTGTGTTAACGGATCATAAAGGAAATATAAGAGGGGAGATGCCAAGATGAATATAGGCATAATCACGCCTTCAAGAGGACTTATACATTCACGTACGGTAGAAAGTATAACAGAGGGTATATATAGTTTAAGTAATCTGTATAAATTTAGGTTTTTTACCACTCATGATAAACCTATACCAGAAGCACAAAATGATTGTTTAGAACGTGCTTTTGCCTGGGGCTCAGAGATTATATTATCAATCGAAGAAGATAATGTAATAGACACCGCAGCATTTAAAGCCCTTCTTACTTGTGATGAGTCAATAGCTATACTTCAGTATAATGATCGCAACGGTTCACCCCACGGAATAATACATAAAAATGAAGTTGGAGAAATAATGTGGTCGGGCATAGGTGCGCTTAAGGTTGATAGACAGGTATTTGAAACCATAGGTAAGCCATATTTTAGAACTGATGTGCGTTACTCAATCAAGCGCAAACCACAAGGTGATGGATCTGTCATAACTCATTTTGAAGAAGTATCATCACGTGGCCCACACCAATATGGTGGATTAGATGTAGATTTTTATACAAGGGCTAGGGCAAAAGGCTATAAGGTTTATCAAATACAGGGTCATATAGCACATCACATGAAACTAAACAAACTGGGTGAGCCATATATAAATAATGGTTGTCACGATATACAAACAGCATGACTATTGACATATTAATTCAATACAATAAAGTAATAATATATGGCAACAATAACAACATCGGGAGCAGAAGTATTGGTTAAAAATATATCAAATGTTACAACAAATTTAATTAGAATGACTGTTGATTATGCAGTTAATTCAATAATTATTAAAGCAAGAACCTCAACAACTGTTCTTCGTTATTATGCGCTTGATGAGCAAAATGAATATTTTACGATTCCAGCAAATCAATCTCTTACTTTAAATATAACTGGATTTGAAAGTAGTGGTAGAGAGATTGGTTGGATAAGAACAGAATCGGGAACAGATGTTGTAGAAATAATTGGAATCTACTAAATATGCCTCTCAATCAAATGAGCCCAACAACGAGATTTTTTGAATCTCGACTCAACAATTATTCATCAAATGTATTTAGTCCCGGGGATATTTCTGGTCTTATTGTTTGGTTAAAAGCAGATGCTTTAGTTCTTAGTGATAATGACGCTATTACAACTTGGACTGATTCATCTGGACAGAGCAACAATGCAACACAAGGAACGGGCGCAGCGAAACCAACATATAAAACAAATATACAAAATGGAAAACCAGTTGCAAGATTTGATGGGGGGGATTTTCTTGATATTACTACGACAGGATTTGCAAACTCAGCATTTACTGTGTTTGTAGCAATGAGTTATTCGTCGGGATCTTTTCCAGCATTTTTTGCTGAAATAAGCGGAGGCAGTAATGGATATGTTGCACTTGGTGGTGATAATGCAAATCAAATGGCCATTAGTAAAACAGGAATTGCTACAAGTTCAAGTAATTTATCGATAGGTTCTTTTGCTCAATTTTGTTATAAAAGTGCTGGTATTTCAGGTGGAAATATAACTGTTACTCCATATAAGAATGGAACACAGGGATCAGGTGATTTATCTCTCACCTCAGTTGCAACAAATACAAATACGGAGATAGGAGCAAGTAAAGGTGGGTCTGCGGATTTTTTAGTTGGAGATATAGCAGAAATTATATATTATAATTCTCAATTAAGTGATGTAAATAGACAAAGTGTAGAAAGTTATTTAACTACAAAATACGGATTGTAAAAATAAATATTTGACATAATAGATAATAATTATAGCATTAATATTGTATGGCAAACAATAATCCGGACATAACAGCTTCAGATATAATTATAGACGTTGAAACACGTTTGATGACCCCAGCAATATCTTCAAATAAGTATTTGCCTTGGATATCATACGCCTATGGTCGAGTGTTTCTAACTTTGCTTAGGGCTAGGAGGGAAATTGCAGAACAACTATTTTCTGATAACTACCTACTAACCCTAAATACTAATAACCCTAATGAATACATACTAACCGATTATATACCTCGCTTTGGTGGTATATTAAAAGTTGAGATTAAATACGGTGATGCCAACGACCAGTGGATTAATATTACACAGTTACCATCAATTACAACTTACGACATACTTCAAAATAACACCACAGCATATAGAGGAAAAGCCAGCGCAGTGTATTATTTGGTTGGTGGTAAAATTGGATTTATACCCGTACCACCAGAAAGCGGTGCAACAGCACGTATTTACTATATTAAACGTCCATATCAAATAGATTCGGTTGATGATGTAATAGATATACCATATAGATATCAGTATCCAATAGTCGATTATGTACAGGCCAAGGCGATACAAACTGCAAATCAAGACTATTCAACAAGCCAAGTATTAGAGGATAGATTTAGACAACAATTAGAGGAGATTGCTATATCGGCCGATAGTGAGATTATCGGGTCTACTAATATACTTTATCAGGGCTCGGCTTTATATGACAATCCGCTTTCATGACACGCATACAAATACAGGCGCAACTAGATGTAATTAAATATATGCCCACATATGATGGGTCTGTATCTTTTGTCACCTCTCAACTATCCACATGGTTAACCGATCAAAGCGTATCCGATAATGACAGGGATAAAATTTTAAACGACATACTATCATATGCTTACTAATCAGCTACGCAACTTTGACCATAAATACTACTACTCAATAATTGACCGCGATGACGGGCAATCTATACCCGACTATTACGCTACAAATATAGAGAACTTTATTATCCGCGACAGAGGTGAAATAGAAATGCGTGATGGTTTAACTGCTAGGGGTTCAAGCCCTAGTGCTACTAATTTAGGCGAGGGGTTACTAAAAACCCCTACATATAATCGTCTTGTCAGGGTTGTAAACGGTGCTGCTAACACCTCAAAGTTCCAGTATTCAGACGATGGTACTACTTGGTCTGATATATCGGGTGGCGGTTCAAAAACAACTAACGCCAAGTGGGTGATGGCGCAAGGGAACAACAACCTATATGCGGTAAACGGTGTTGATACACCGGTTAAGTATGACGGGTCTACCATGTCTACGGTAGCAGCCATACCGCAAAGCATTGCTATAGTTTGGTGGAAGAACTTTATGTGGGTATTTGGTAATCCAACTTATAAAGACAGGCTTTACTTTTCTAACGTTAATGATCCAGAAACATGGGGCGGTAGTGATTATTTGAATATCAACTTAGGCGACTCAAGTGCTGGTCTAGGTTTGTGTGGTACAGCAGGTCTTACTGGTAGGCTTTATTGTGGCAAAGAACGCTCGGTTTGGTTTGTAACGGGAACTTCAGGTTCAAATTGGGCGATACAACCATTGACTTTTGAGCATGGTGTAGTCTCGCATGAAAGCATGGTCGAAGTTAAAAACGACGTATGGTGTGTGGATTTAGAGGGAAATATACGGGGATTATATAGAACCACGGAAGACAACCCCTTTACTGCTTTAAGAAGTGAAGATATACAGCAGACAATAGCTTACTTAAATAAATCATCAATTAGAGGTGCTAGTGCAAAGTGGTTTAATAACTTCGTGATGTTTTTCTTGCCTAACGGGGTTGACTCATATAATTCTATAGTTTTAGTGTACGACACTTTATGCAATGAAAAAAAAGGTGGTTGGGTGAAATTTACGGGGTGGCGCATTGCTAGGGCAACAGTATTTCAAGAGTCAAACGTACAGAAGTTATACTTGCATGACGCTAGATCGGGAAATGGGCAAACGTATGAGTGGACTGGTACAAGCGATAACGGTACAGCAATAATTTGTAAGTATGAAAGTAAAATCTATGATTTTGGTATGCCAAACCAACTAAAGAGATATTTCTTTTCTTACCAGTACGCTAACCCAATCGGGAACTATGCGACAAGATTTTATACTTCAATAGATAGGTTCTATTATGCTTTAATTGCCAACCCGTCGCTACTTGGTACTGGAAATAAGTTGCTTGGTCTTACATGGACTTTGGGTGTAGATAAATTAGGATCGGGCGGTATTGTAAAAGTAAAGATACCGTTTACCGATAATGGTGGTTCAAACTATGGATATACTTGTCAGGTGAAACTAGAGTGTGAGTCGTCAAGTGTAAAGATGAAGCTAAGAAACTTCACTATACACTTAATGCCACATGGCTTGCGTTAATAGAAAAGATTGATATAACTATATTATGAGCATAATAAATTTACCAACAACATTTGTAGATAATACCGTTCCAACAGCCGCACAGTTCAACGGTGATTTTAACGCTATTGTAAATGATTACAATGGAAGTATAACTAACGCAAACATATCTGGATCGGCCAACATAGACACGTCTAAGATATCGGGTACGGCTGTAAATTTATCTAGTGTACAAACACTAACCGGAAAAAAAACAGTAGCTGGAACAGTACAAACGATAACAACTCTTGCGCCATCACCTGCGGCAACTGCTACTTGTAATCTAGATTTGGGGAATTTATTTTTTATCACAATGCCGGCAGGAAACATAACCATAGCTCTTTCTAATGACTCGGTGGGTCAAGCGTTTGTTATCCGTATACTTCAGGACGGTGGAGGATCAAGAACTGTGACCTGGTTTTCTACTATTAAGTGGCCAGGGGCAACTACACCAACGTTAACAACTACTGCTTCTAAAGCCGACATGTTTGGATTTATTTGTACAGGATCAGGAACTTACGACGGATTTATAGTTGGACAAAATTTATAATATATGGCAGAAGGTATAAATACACCCCTGTTTGCAGATTCGGCTTTGAGATGTTACTACCGTTTTAATTCGGGATTTTTAACAACCGATAGTAAAAACTCATTAACATTAACATCAAATGGTTCCCCTGTTAATGTTAATGGAAAATTTGGGAATGGTGTATCTTTAGACACGTCATCTTATTTTAGTAGAAACACACAATTAACAACTACAAATCCCTTTACGTTTAGTATAAATGTTTGGATTAAAGATTATACAGCTGGGTGTATTTTTTCTGCTAAAGCCGGTTCATATGAGTGGTATTTTGGAACAAATACAACGCATTTATTTGTTCATGCACACTGGACAGATGATAGTGATAAAGATATATCAGCAACATTACCGGTTGGATATGATAGTACAAGGTGGAACATGATTACTATAACAGCGGATCAACCGGCAAGCGATGCAATAATTAAGGGTTATGTAAATAAAACGTTAGTAATAAATGACACCACATCAAGTAAAAATGTTGGAGTAGTAGAGGCCCCATATTATTTATCTTATTTTCATATAGAGGGTAAAAATACTTCTGCTGGTAAAATAGATGATTTTATGTTTTTTGAAAATAAAATTTTAACTACAACAGAAATAGATCAATTATATACAGAAACCGGAGGATCATTTATTTTTAACATGATATAGATATGGCTGATCCCTATACAACACTATTAGCTATTGAGAGGTCTGGTCAATTAAATCCAGCA